ATAAAAAGCGTAAGCAGTTACAATAATGCCAGGTTTTTTTGCAGGTGCTGGTGGTGCGCTAATTGGTGGCGCACTTTCCGGCATCTCTAATTTATTCGGTGGTCATTCTCAGAATCAGTCTGTTAAGAAACAGCTCGCGGCGGCGCGTGAAGAAGCAGAGAAGACCCGTAAATGGCAGACCTCTGAACGTGAGGCTCAAAATGATTGGAATTTTAAACTTTGGCAGGCTAATAATGAGTATAATACTCCTGCTGCTGTTCAGTCTCGTTTAAGAGCTGCCTATATTAACCCTGATTTATACGCTACTAATGGTGCGTTACAAGGTTCATCTGTTCAGGCACAAGGCGGTCATACTCCCTCTGGTCCTGTTGCTGACACTTCCGCATGGAATCGTTATAAACCTCTCGGAAGCATTGCTTCTCAGGCTCTTGCTGATACAGCCTTGTCTGCTCAAATAGCTAAGACTAATGCAGAGACTAAAGGTCAGGAACATACGAATGATATTCTTGCATCTGATGCTTCATTTAGAGATGCGTTTAATCAAGGTCAATTGGACACTATGGATAGTGTTATTCTTGTCAATGATAGTAAGGTAAATCTTAATGATGCACAAGCTTCTGAAGCTCGCAGCATGGTCGAACAGATTAACGCTTCTATTCGTAAGATAGATTCGGAGATTGATCTTCTGGTTTCGAATGCTGCTGATGTTGATAGTCGTATTTGGGAACGTCACGTTCGTGTGGCTTTGGATTCATTCATTGAACATGGTAAACTTAAGGTTATGCAAGGTCAGTTAGGTGTCTCTAAAGAGAAGCTTAAAATTGCTTTCCAGGAACTTGCAGCACAATTACCTCTCATGAAATCTGATGAAAAACGGAATCAGGCTTTAGCTTCGTTCTATCAGGATTTAGGCTTTAAGGTAAACGCTGAAGCGGATCGTCTTCGCTTTGACCTTACGCAGGATATGGACTGGTCTGATTTCGAACGGACTATGAAACAGATTCACCTGGTTCTTCGTGATGTCGCATCTTTTATACCTTTTGCTAATCCGCGTTCCTCGGAAGAATAACATTCTTTAACGCGAAACTTTTGATAAATATATAAGGAATGTCTATCTTTGTAGTGTTGAAAGAAATAAGATTATTAACCTTTTAAACATTACGATTATGGACATTCTTTTGCAATTACAAAGTGCCAGGAAAAAGAAAACATTTTACGTTTGTGTTGAAAACTTGCCCGTTAACACTCTCTTGCGTGCTCTTCTTGAGCTAAATTTTTCGTCGGAGACACTTCGTGCCTTGCCTCTCATAGAGGAAAAACTTAATGATGATTTTTATGTTGCAGGCCTTATTGATAAATCATTTTGTAACCGAAAGGTTACATTTACTGTATCCTACGACGATTTTCATCGTCGAGCTTGTGGACTGGGTGAAACATCCAGCATTGACTAACTTGATATATGTAGCACAACTGACACATTGCTCAGCTTGTGTGAATAGATCTGAATGTGGAGCGCCTTGCGCTCCCTTGTCCAATCAGGCTACAGCCTTACGAAGTTCCCAACTTCGGTTTGCGTTCTTATCCATTCTGTCTCTACTTATCGCAAACATCAAAGCATATTTTTCCTTTTTTCTTTCGAGACGTGCAATAAAACAATGCGTAGGGAAAAATAGCGTTTGGCGTTCTGTAGTAAACTATGTTAAACAAAGCGTAGCGACTTTAACATAGTTTGGTACAGGTTGATAAACGATATTTTTAACTACACTTTATCTTTGCACATCTTGAGAGATAAAAGGAAATTATGAAATCGTGAGCGCGGTAGCGCGAACACCTCTCTGTCATCTTGGATGACGCCTCTGTATGTATTGCGTAGCGTAGCGAAGCGCGTTAGGGATAGGAGCGAGTATTCGCGAAGCGAATTTGTTTGAGCGGATAGCCCGACCCCTTTAGGGGTAACGCCCAAATTAAAATTAAAAATTAAAAACTATGACAAATATTCTTTGTGAAAAACCAAAATATATTTTAAATCCTGCTTTTAAAGATGCACTTTTGCAAACTGGAAAATATGTTTATGACGGAAATGCAACTTTTGTACCGGAAATGCAACTCGCTGCATGGCGTTGGAACTTTCCGTATGCCCTGTTTTCGCCGAAAAACATTGATTTTCAAAACCTTGTGTCATGGCAAGACAGTTTTTATGCCATTGACCGCGATAGTGACGCCGTACCGATGTTCCTTGCGATTCCATGTCGTAAATGTAGTCTTTGTCGAAAGAGGAACGCCCGTGATTGGATGTTTCGAGCTGTTGCAGAAACGCAGTCGTCCCGTTCTGTCCCCTATTTTATTACCCTTACTTACAACCCCATACATCGCCCCGTGGACGGTGTAGATAAAAAACATGTACAAGATTTTCTTAAGCGTTTGCGTCAGATTCTTATTAGAGACCATAACTATGATGAGAAAATTCGGTATTTTGCCGCCGCTGAGTATGGTAGCCATACGAAATTGCCTCATTATCATCTTATTTTGTGGAATATGCCTATTCATATGTCTGCTATGGATGTTTACCAGGTTGTCCATCAAGCTTGGTCTGAACGAAAACGAATTTATAATAAACTTACTCATCGCTTTGATTGGGATTATGTAGGCGAACTTGGATTTGTCTATTGTAAACCTTGTACTCAAGGTGGTATTCAATATTGTATGAAATATATGCGTAAAGAAAGTGATGTTCCTAAAGGTTGTAAACCAACCTTTTACTTATCCTCCCGCCGTGGCGGCGGTCTTGGTTATAAATGGTGTCTTGATCATGTTATGTGGTTCTATCAGAATCCTGATGTTTTGACTGTTGAAATTGTTGACAAGTTCACAGGTGAACGTTTTACTTCTTATATTCCTGCATATTTTCGTCGAAAACTTTATCCGACTCCCTCTATGCTTATTCGAAAAGAAATACGTGATACTATTCAGCTTGCTGATTACTTTTTATCACTTCGCGCTTGTCTTTGGCAGATACATCTTCGTATGCCTGATAAGAAAGTTAATGTAACTCGTAAACATCTTCAGGAAAAGTATCCTTTCTACAATTTTGACACTTGTGTAGAACGTTTCCCTCGCTTTATTTTTGATAATGCGAAGAATTTTTATGCTATTCATCAGGAAGATAGTCTTATCGTTATGGAACATATTCTTGAACCCCTTATAGCTATGCTTGAGGCTTACGAATTTGATCTCGAGTATTACAAAATGATGACTTCTGCTAAGCGTGAACATCATGAGTTTATGAGTGAATATATGTCAACACAACCTGAGATTGATATAACGTATGTTAAATATAAAACAGATAATGAGAATATTCTTGCTATTTATAAAGAAACTTTGTAACTATGCCGTACATTTATGCTAAGATATATCCGAAGGTGATGTTGAATTATGAAAAGGACAAGATTTCTTATCGCACCTTTGAAACTCTTGACGATTATATCTTATTTGTGAATTTTGAATTACCTGGACTCATGCAGGATGATTACCTGATAGTCCTATCTAATAATTTTTGTTTCACTTAAAATTTTTACATTATGGTAAAATTAAACGTAGATTGCTGTTCAGTCACAGCACAAGACAACGAACCTCGTGTTACTTTTACAACTCGTAAATTTCTGTCTGCTCAGGAAGAAATGCCGACTGTTGTTGTGGTTCGTGAACACATTCCCCTCTCTGCTGCTATGCAGTTGATTGTTACTGACCGTCAATTTCCTGACGGTATGTATGAACAATATCTAGTTGAGCCGGAAAATGACTAAGCAACAGATTTATAAAATTATAGAGCTCGCGACTACTTTCATTTTAGGAGTAGCCGCGGCTATTCTTTTGGATAGCTGTACTGCTTCTATGTCCTTATTTTGGAAAAACCAGAATTCTTCTCAGGGCACGCAACAGTCTACTACTACGCGTGTGGATACATTAAAAACTCCTGATATTAATGTCAATTTATAATTATGGCAAATATATTTCGTAAAAAAGACGCATATATAGATCGTGTCAATCGGTCTACTTTTGACCTTTCTTTTGTGAATAACCTGACGATGAAGTTCGGCGCTATCACTCCGGTGTGCCTGTTACCGGTTTCTTTTGGTGATTCATTTCAGATAAACGCCCGTTTCAATTTGCAATTGCTTCCGACCGTGTTCCCTATACAGACACAGTTGTATGTGCGGTTGCATTTTGTTTATGTTCGCACTCGTACTCTTTGGGAAGATTGGATGTCGTTCTTTGGAGGTGATGAAACTGTAACTCCTCCTTGGATGGATGTTCTTGCTAACGGTAATACTCCTCAACGAAAACAACAGTTTAATTTACCTGATGACTTACAAACTGGTTCTCTTGCGGATTATCTCGGTGTGCCTACAACGATTACAGGCACTTATGGTTCTACTGTTAATGGAGTATTACACTCGCCTATATATACATCAGAAAAATCGTCTCCGAATTTTGGTCGAGGTTTTTATACAGCTTTAGCTACGCCAAATACTTCTGATGTATTTACTCTTAATGATTTGATTGCTAAAAAAGGGCTTGGACTTGGCGAACTTTTTGTATATCAAAATGAGTCATTCATTGGTATTAATGATTATGGCTTTTCTAAAACCCTTATGGCTTTTGAATATAACTTTCAAAGTAACCAATCAACGCAGTCTCCTCAGGTTATACTTTCTTGTGCTGGATTTCCTGAATTAATTCAATATTTACAAACTTCTCGTTTGGGTTATATTTTTTCGGAAGATTCCTCTTTGGCTACTGAAATTGGCAAAATTGATTCTTCGGTTGTTTCTGGCACAGATATTATTTTAACTTTTAAGGCATCTAATGCTATTACTTCTTTTAAGTTCTATCTTGTTATAGAGTTTGACGCTCATGACCGGAAACCTCATTCTGACGCTCTAACGTATACCTATATTGACTCGTCAAATTCTGTTTATCCTTATGGTTCAGGTATATATGAATCTTTGCGTCAAAAATTCAATTCTATGAATGTTGCTGCTGTTATGTCTTCTAATGAATGGGTTAAACCCGAAGCTGCTAATTGTCCTTTCTATGCTACTTCCGGTATGCCTTCTATTCCGCTGTCTGCACTTCCTTTTCGTGCGTATGAAGCTTATTATAATGCATTTGGCCGTGACATTCGTAATAATCCGTTTATCGTGGACGGTAAACCGGAATACAATAAGTATGTCCCCTCTGTAAAAGGTGGACCTGATAGTTATAAATATCAATTACATTATGCTAATTGGGAACCTGACGCTTATACTACGGCTTTACAGTCTCCACAAGCTGGTATTGCTCCTCTTGTAGGTATTACTTCTCTTGGTGAAGCTACATTCCGTGATGCTGCTGGTACTGAATACCATGCGCAGCTTGAAACTGCTGAAGACGGTGATACTGTTACTGGTTTTCAGGTTAAATCTTCTAATGCTCCTGCTGATGTTGTTCGGAATCTTATAGGTATGGCTACTTCTGGTATATCTATTTCTGATTTCCGGAATGTTAACTCTTTGCAACGTTTCCTTGAAATTCGTATTCGTCAGTCTCCGCGTTATAAGAATCTTGTTAAGGGTCTCTTTGACGTTAATTTGGATTATGACGAACTCATGATGCCCGAATTCCTTGGTGGTATTTCTGATACTATACCTGTATATAAGGTAACTCAAACTACACCTACAGAGGGTAATCCTCTTGGTAGTTTTGCTGGTCAAGGTTCCTTGCAGTCCGGTATGCGTCATGTTATTCGTAAATATTGTCCGGAAGACGGTTATATTCTTGGTGTCATGTCGGTTGTACCTGCTGCGAACTATTCGCAGTTGTTGCCGCCTCATTTTACCCGTATGAACCTTTTGGATTGGCATTTTCCGCAATTCAATAACATTAGTTATCAGCCTATGCTGTATAAACATCTTTGTCCGTATCAGGCCTATGCTGTTAATCCTCAAAACGTTAATAATGTATTTGGTTATCAGCGTGCATATTGGGATTTAATTGCATCTTTTGATGAAGTCCATGGTGAATTCCGTGGTTCTATGAGAAATTTCCTTATTAACCGTGTTTTTGATAAAGCGCCTGAACTTTCTAAGGATTTTTTACTCGTTAATCCTGATCATGTCAATGATGTATTTGCTATGACTTCGGAGAATGGTGATAAGATTTTGGGTTCTGTTGCATTTGAAATAACTAAAAAGACAACTATACCTCGTAATTCTGTACCTCATATTGAATAATTATGAAACAAGTAGTAATTCACGCATGGAACACTCACACGTGTACATGTACTCGGAAACCGGGCGAACTTCCTGTACGTGGTGACCTTGCATATACTCCCGCTCAAATGTATGAAGCTGCCAAAGCTGGTGTACCTATTTCTTCTCAAAATATTTCGCAGCTGCCCTCTGATGATTTTATGGATGAAGAATCTTGGATTGTTCCCGTTGAATATCGTCGAGGTCAGGATATTGCTGATATTTGGAATGCTCAACGTGATGCACGCGCTAAAATTGTAGCCGCCTACAATAAAAAGCGTAAGCAGTTACAATAATGCCAGGTTTTTTTGCAGGTGCTGGTGGTGCGCTAATTGGTGGCGCACTTTCCGGCATCTCTAATTTATTCGG